CCTTGAAGATGCGCACTGCATTAAGATACAGAGGTCGACGATGTAAATTAACGCTGGATAGGTCAAGTTGTTATGCTTGTTTAACCTATAGTCAACTATACCAGTATTGTTTATATCTTAGAGTTTGAGTATCTAGAAGTTATGATTTTTCAAAAGTGAATGAAATCGCATGCTGTTTAACTGGATTGCGATAGTAGTTTGTGTTTGAATTAGGAAACTTTAAAGATCTTTATGTACTTTTTTATTATAAAGTACCGTTTATGACGTGTGAAAGCGCCTTGTACGATAACAAGGTCTTCTGCTCGCCTCGAGATTACTCGGGGGCCAGAAGTGGACCGGTGTTTCCGGTCATGATCATCAAACGCACAAGTTGGTTTGATGATCAACATACTACATTACATGATATTAGTATTTATTGTGTAAGTGTAGATGGGATTATAAGAATTCAACCCTTAGAAACTGAATTCGAAGAACCCGTTTTTTCTGTCATTTCGGATAAAATGATGGTTTAGGGTAAGGTCAAGGACTAAGCGTGGCAAAACTGCACGTAAGTTCGAGGAACAACCTCCCTTTAGACTTGACATCATAGTGGATAAACTTAAGAATTATATTTTCCAGATGGTGCTAAGAGGAACGAATGATAGACCGTATACATACGGCGATCCCTAGCAGTGGGCTCTCGCCAGAAAGCGCTCTGAGCGGAACCTCTAATACGAACCCCGTTTCAATGAAACCTTCGAAGCAACTTGTTCAATCAAGTAAATGACGTTCGATGCAATTAGTATTATGTTCAATTCTCAGATATACGATTTATAGATAGTGAAATAACCCTCTTCCATCTCAACGGAGATGTCAAGTAAGCCAATAGGCACAACAATGTTCAAGTGGAACTAGCTATAGTACAAGTCTTTTCTATTCACATGGATTAGATTTCGAAAGGCACCCAACAACTATAAACCTCTTTGTTTAGTATGTAGCCAATATATATATTGTGTGGTATTCTCTTGTTGTTATAGAGAACATCACTGAGTTATTAGCGAAGACAAATGTTTATGATTTTTGGTGGTTCTGCTCCGCTGCTCCCCCCTGGCCACGAGCTGAAGTTCGGTGAGATAATTTCAAGATCCGATGCGTTAGACCAGGTTGTCATGCAAGGAGTAGGTTAGGGCAAATAGACAAAACGTACACAACATTAAATAACCGAATCTGCCGATACCAGAACAGTCCCGTACGCGATATCATCGCACTTAAGAAGAGTCACTTTACGTATGTACCAATGACGTATGCCTTCTTTAATGGTCTTTTGGAAGAAGACCAGGAATATTGGGGTCCTCGAATTGCTAAATTTGAGAAGATCCGTGATCATTGCCAAAGGTTAAGTCCCCATCTTGGCAAATTCTTTGACTATTGTATAGATAAAGGAGTTTGGCCAAGATTGATGGGCATGGTTCCGTTCTTTGAATATACGGAAACATATGATGGAAAAACTATATATTTTTTTTATGAGGAGTATTGTGGAGATGTGGACGGGTGGTTGCCAACACCAGATAGTAAAGCGGTGTTAGGATGTCTTGAACCGGATGAATATGGAATTTATCCGTTTGAGTATTTGTATAATAAGGAGTGTTGTATTGTTAATCCTTTTAGAGCTATGTATGTAACTGCTGTGGAAGCACTTGCTAAAAGCTCTACATTGTATCAGTATGACCATGTTAATTTTTATATGTATTTTCCTGAACAAGATGAACCTTGTTTTAGGAAAACAAAGATGGCAAAAGTTATTGAATGCGGATTGCAAACAATGCAATATATTAAAAAGTTTGATCCGTATGACATTATGGAGATGACGCCGTCGTGTCCTTGTCAATTACATAATTATAGGTATTTTGACGTTGAGATGAGGATGATGGCCCACAACGCAGTTGAGGGCCTTGAAGATTGTAAATTGTTTACAGAAAGCTACCCAAGCTTCTGGAACGTTTCTATGGATGAGGAAGGACAGTCTCAGTCTGACCCAGGGTTGGTTCCGAACCCCAATAAACGGAACACTATGGTTTATGTTCGACCTGTTAAAGGACGTAAACCCGGAGAGCGACCGAATGTCAATAAGACAGTTCGGGACTCTAATGCTAAATTTCGAAACAAGAGATATCGTGATGAGAATCTATGTCACGGTATCAAACCGTCCTCTAGGAAGTTGTTACCTAGTGAGTTGCGGCGTTGTAAAGAATTATTCCCAAAGGTTTGTTTAGGAGATTTTAATCTTACAAACTTGCGGTTGAGTTATTATCGATTCAATGCCCTGATGTACAAAATGGGATGGTTTAACAAGAATATAGATTGGGCAAAAGCTGAGCGTTGTTATAAATCAGTTATGTCCGGAAAGCAAATTCCAAACTGGAATTCGAGAGAAATATCAAAGAAACCTGCGAAGTATTCTTCTATACGTGTATTCCTTAAAAATTATAGTTTCTTTCTCGGTGTTTTTACCGATACTGAGAGAAACATTTTGTCAAATTATGTGGATTACTGTCAAGGAGATAGACGAACGCATAAATTAGAGCGATTGGCTCCTAGGTTTGTAGCCTCAGGAGATGATTGTTATGTGTCTTTCGAGAAAAAACAGTTTGTGGATATGCCAGACGAAGAAATCCCTGATATTGAAGATCTGGGAGACACTTTACAAATAGGTGAATCTCAAGGAATTTCGGACCTTTTTAATGTTAAGAAAAGGGTGAAGGAGAATGTAGGAGAAATGGCTTCCGCTGCAATTAAAGCTGCAGCATGGGATTTTATATATTCTATACCAAAGAAAATAATGGATTTGTTTTATGGAGTCAAAGGATCAATAGAATCGATGCTTGAAAAAGTTCGATCTTCTTTCATAAAATTATTCCAGTGGGTGAAGGAGAAGTTTGCTAATATGATGAAAGCAACATCTTCGTATCTGGAAGGTCTAACACCAGGAGTTTTACTGGCATGGACAGTTCTGATCTTCGGAATAGTAATCTCTATGTGCAAGGGTTCATGGCCATCTGTTGTTATGATAGTGGTTGGATTTTTGTTGATAGAGGTATGTAGAGCCAACGGCCGAACACCGGCACCGAGAGCATGGGAGATAATATATGAACTCTCAGACTCGACAGGATCAGGAGTAGGAACTAGTCAAGCAGGAGGGTATCTTTTAGGAGAGACTTTTGCGATGGTGGTGGCCATTCTTGGTTTAGCGAATTCTGCTACGAGATTGGTAGACGTTGTCCCTAGAGTTTTCCACACAATTAAAGATGGAATGATTTATTACTTCGATTGTTTGTATTATGCGATTATGAAGGAACATCTTGTTGTGAGTAGAACTGAGGTGGATGATTTGGATGTTTATTTGAAGAAGATTCAAGTATTCTTTTCAGATCCCACGATACCTAGTACTTATCTGAAAGAGCCAGCAAAGGGCCGAGTTCTTAAAGAACTTGGATCGCAAGTTAAGAGGTTTGAGACTTTGTTGTTAAAGACTAAGACTCACCCTCAATATGGTTTTTGGATGGCTTCAATAGAGAAGATTAAACATATGTATACCACTTTAATCCAAACTAGTGGGACTCGTGATTCAAGAATTGAGACCCCATTGTTGTGGTTGCATGGACCTCCAGGAGAAGGCAAAACGTTTATAATTCCTAAAGTAATGAGAGCGGTGTATCAATGCGTTCAAAAAGCATATCCCGATTTGTTTCCTGATGAATGGGATTCAGCTCAAATGTTTGTTAGGGCAAAGAATTCCGATTATTGGGATACTTACCAGCAGCAGTTTGGAGTTTTGTTCAATGAACTTGGAGCAGCTCGAGATGCGACGGAGCGATATAGAGAACTATCTGAAGTTATGAGCGCATGTGAATCAGGAGTGTACTCCTTAAACACAGCGCATATAGACGGAAAGGGATGTACCTTATTCAATAGTTTTTTAGCTTGCGTGACGTCAAATTTGACAACCGAAGACTTAAAATCTAGGTGTGGATTATCGGAACCAGGAGCTATTAAACGTAGGCAGACTATATATGCTGAGGTTTTGCGAAATGCTGATCTCGAGGATGATTATTCTAACCTTGATGATGCTTGGAAGTTTGTTACTTCGTATGAGCCAGAAAATGATGCGTCTATTAAAAAGGGAGTTCATCCACTTTTGTATAAATGGATGAAGGAAGCGCACAAAACTGGATCAAATGTGATTCTTACTTTTTCCCAGGTGGTGGTATTGATTTCGGATACTATCATCGAGAGGATTAAGAAGATGAAATCTGCCGCTGATTCTGATAAAGCTTTTAACTTTGCTGATTATTGTAGAGAAAAAACTCAGTTGGACGATACGTTCGCACCTGTGTTGATCAAGAAGTCAATGAATAATAACGAGATTAAAGCCTATTTCATACCAAAAGAAGAAGGAACTTCTCATGGTTTCACTGACGAGATTATTCCATTGATCAAAGTAGCTGACTATCCAGAATGGTCAGATTATTTAGCAGTCGTTACTCGTTATCGGGAGTTGTATAATAAGTTCATACCTGACGCAGCTCCAGCGGGTCATATGGTTAGAAAATTGATGATGGAAGATCACGAGACCTTTCTTGAGTATTTAGACAGATTGGATCATGCGTATCAACTTGATCCATCTAAAGGAGAAAGTATTGGAGAACAAGCAGAAGAGTTTGCAGACGACATAGATCATGATAAACAAACGGAAAACGATATTTTTTATCATGCACCTGAAGAAGTTGTTTCCTCTGTGGAGGTAGTCATTAAATCCAAGGTAGGAACTCATAGAAAGTCTTGGTTACATTACGCGTTTGATAAGATTTGGGGAACCTCTCAAGTAAGAAAGACGTGGATGGATTGGAATGAGAAGTGGGAGTATACCAAAAGTGTGTTTACAGACAATGATGATATTTCCATTACTCCTGAACATCTTCGATCGCTTGGAGATGCATTAAGGACAGCCAATCATAAGGAAATGGATATGTTGTGTATAAATCACATTCGTCCATTCATTCAGGCTAAGATTGCGTGTCATGAGTATATAGGAAATTGGAATTTCCCAGCAATGTTTCAATGTAAGCTTGCTTTTGCTTTGTATGATGGAGACTACGCTGTTCGAAGAGAAGCTATCCGTTTTATGAGACATATGGTTGTTTATAAGAAAGAATTATTTAAATATTTAAATCATGATCAATCTGAAATTCGTCCTGGAAATGAGGAATTGTACTATAGGTTGGTAGATGAAATTGAATCTCACATTTGGCTTAAGAAGAACGGATTAAGAGGAAATAAGCCTGTTTTGGATAAAGAAGGATATGACACGGCAAATTGGAGCTTTTTCAAATGGTTTGATTTGTGTACGAACGAGTTATTGCCAGCTGTGACATTTTATCCTCATCCTGTTTTAGATGCTTGGATGTCTGCCATGTTTGGAAGTGATTCTGAGGTTAGAAGGTCCATGATGATAGCTCGTAGGATTCCTCCGGATCAGGAGTATTCATGCGTCTCTAGCTTTTTTAACATTTCAGCATGGAATTCCACTAGAAGTTATGATCAAGATATTTCCAAGTATATAGCTTACATAGACGCAGTTTACTCTTCCAAGAGCAGAAAAGATGATAAGTGGTACATGTGGAGTGTTAAGGCAAAAAAGAATTTAGAAACTTTTAAAGCATGCTTTGCAGATTACTTTTATTATTGTGCTTTTATTGGTTGTATCACACTTGTTTCCTTTTGCGTAGGATTTGGCCTTACTCTGTTGGCAAGAAAATTTATGATTACGTCGACGGAGTTAGGAGTATCCGAAGAGATAGAAATGGAGAAAGAAGAAGAAGAACCTTGGGCACCGAAGAGGACATCACAAAGTTTGCATAAGAAATCTCATCCAAAGATGCCGAAACACACTAGAGTTGCTATAAAAGGAAATTCTGGTCTACAGAAAGTAGGGCAGTCACAGAGTTCGACCTCAAATGATGTATTTATTCGCTCATGTAATGCGATTGCAAACAACATACGAACTTTGTATGTAGTATATAGCTCAGGTTGTGCTAGGCAATGCAAGATGTTGATGAGTGGACGAATTGGATTCATTCCGGGTCATCATATTGATGCATGGGGAACAGACATAACTGAGTTTATTATAGCAAACGGAGATGTGCCCCAACATAGATTCTCATTTGACCGAGTCAAGTTGGTTTCGTGCCCAGGAAGAGATACTTATGAAGTTATCTTCCCGCAAGAATTTAGTCCATTAAAAAGTTTGTCTAAGTACATGTTACATAAAGATGATTTGGATGATCGGGCTGACAACGAGAGTTATGACGTGTTTAGACTGCACAAATTCTTTGCCAAGGAAGCGAGTAGTATTTATATTCAACCAGGAGCGAGAGTACTAAAACATGAGTCTAGAACATTTTCTCTGAATCTAGGAGATTCCAAGCATATGACCAAAGTGTATGGAGTTTACTCTTTAGCGGGAGCATTTGGTGAATCTGGGGATTGTATGTTACCTTACATTTCCAGAGAGAATTCATCTGGCGAAATTAAAATTCTGGGACTACATATAGGAAGGATAGGAGAAGACTCATATTTTACTCCGTGTTATAAGGAGGATGTGGGACAGTCTCAATCAGCTTATATACCAGATTGTGTGGATAATTTGTTGCCACCAGAACATCGTAATTACGAAGGAAGAATGACTTCGATGGGAGCTGCAAAGAAGGTTGTACATATACCTGATAAGACAGTTTACGTTGAAACTCCCTTTGGGCTAGGAGCTCGTGATGGAGTACCGTACAAAGAGGTAACTTCAGCACCTGCAATTCTGAGAGTTTGTACTTATAAAGGAAAGGAATTGCAGCCCCTCAAGATGGGAATGGCTAAGATGGTGTCGCCGCCGATTAGATCGTTTCCAAATTGGATCCTGGAGTTGGGAGAAAAATTTCCAGAGGTTCTTTACTTTGGGTTTTTTCCGGTTAAGAAAAGACAATTTAGGATGTTTACAATCGAAGAGGCTATCTTTGGAGTACAAGGATTTTTCGATGGCTTGGATTCGTCCACATCAGTGGGTTACGATATGCAGGTTTTGGGTTATAAGTCCAGAACCGAATTATGGAACAAAGACACTAAATGGATCAACCCAGTCTTGATGGAAGCAGTCGAGAAATTGATTAAAGCTGCCAAAGCAGGGGATATACCTAAGAATGTAGTCTCTGCTTGTTTGAAAGATGAGTTGAGAGATTTGGATCGAGTAAGAGCTGGGAAAACAAGAGTTTTTTGTGTTGGATCGTTAGCACATCTTATTTTTACAGTTATGATTATGGGCGACATTGTTACTTATATGAAAGCAAATAGGAGTACTTCTGATGTTGCGATTGGTATCAATCCTCATGGGGTAGAATGGACCATGTTGTATAAAAAGTTGACTAGTATCCCTGGATGTAAATTCGGTGGAGGCGATTTTTCTGGCTTTGATTCTTCTATAGTTTCAGAAATAGCCTATCTGCTTGGAAAAGCCTTTTTGTGGTATTCAGGAGCTAGAGGAGTTCATGCGCAGTTGATTATGGCTGCATGTATGAGCTCCGTGGCTGCTATCATGGTCGTAGGAGATACGGTTTATGATATGGACTGGATGAATAGCTCAGGAGGATGGTTGACAGGAGTTCTCAATTCCTTCGCCAACGTGGTTATTTTCAATTCATTCTGGTACAAGTTGCAAGGTGAACATCCAGATTTATTTGAAGATAAAACTGTAGCGCAGCACATGAGAAGAGTGTTCTATGGTGACGATAATCTTTGGGCTATTCATGACTCCCTTTCTGGAGTGTTTACTATGCAAGCTTTGTCGAAGTACATCTATGAGACTTTTGGCATGACTTACACAACACCAGATAAAAGTGATGTGACCACCCCATTTCTGGAATTAAACGACTTGGAATTTTTATGTCGCAAATTCAGAAAAGAAGGATCAGTGGTGTTTGCTCCACTTTCTAGAGATAGTATTTGTGGAATGCTCCATTGGGTTCGCAAACCTTCTGCTAAGACTGGGTTGACCCTTAGAACCCAATTGGAGCAAAACATTGAGGTAGCATCCATGGAGTATTTCCATTATGGTAAAGCAGTGTATGATGTTGAAACTGAGTTGTTGAAGGATTTTTGTGATAAGACCTATCATTCCTTCACGGGATTGCCTTTCTTGAGTTACAAAGAGAGGTATGTCCAAACATTCTCGGCGTAAGCGTTATTATGGTCTGCCGTAGAGTCCAAAATGCTACGGAGTTTTCCCAAACTACAAAATGGGCTTCCGAGTAGAGTCTCAAACAAAACTCAAAGCGGATTACAACGTTTATTGTTACATTGCTTGGAATGCATGGACTTGACCGAATCGTGACTAAGTCAAGGACCGCGCCTATGCAATTCACGTATTGACCGCACGCCAACTGATCTAATAAAGCGTGTCTAATGGTCTATTGAGATCGCAGAACATATTGAATTATCAACATTACCAACTACTACAGAAGTAGAATCAGGAATTTTGTCCTTTCAACTGAATGAGGATAAGCTAAAAGAAGCTGATCATTACATCCCTTTTAGAGACATAAATCCTTTTCCCGACCAAACACCTCGAAACATCTTGGAGAGAGAGTATTACGTAGGGGAATTTTCAGATGTAATTAATTATAGAGAGATCCATCCTATATTTTTTGCACAACCTACGTGTCCTCACGCGTTTCGAGCTGCTCTGAAAACGTTTGGCATGTTTCGATTTAAGAGACTGGTATGGAGGGTCATTTATCAAGGAAACCCATTTCAGTATGGAGCCTTGTTTTTGACAGCTTGCCCAAAGACTAAACATCGAAATACCACAGGAACGTTGGACCCCGGGTGGTATAGTCACAATGACGTAATCATGTTAGACTTATCCACCCAACAAGAAGCAGAGATTGCAATCGACTGGCCATTTTGTGTCAATTGGTTGTATACAGCGGGACTTGATTATGTTACCCAGGCAGATTTTATTACGTCTGTATTAGCATTGAGAATGGTCTCAACGGGATTGGAAACCCTAGATTCATCTACCACAACGAAGATAGACATGAAGGTCTATATAAGACTGGAAGGAGTTGAGGCAGCTCAACCAATAGCTTTCGTGGTAGATGATGCAGTTGGAGTTTCCCAATCATCAACGGAGTTGTTGCCCCCAGCGTGGCAAAACCCAACAGTTAGTCCAGTTATGGCTAATGCTATAGGAGGAGTCCTAGGCACAACTGGATTAGCATTATTTTCCTCTATGTTTGGATCTAAGATCCCACCACCCCCAGAGAGCTCGGTACCTGAGTTTGTAATGGGGCTTGGAGGGGTGCCTGACAAAGCAGAGGAAAAAGTAGTACAAGATAGAGTGGTTCAGGATATATTTGGTTCAGTGAATTATCCGCAAAAATCACCAGTCCTGGCTAGTGGCACAGTATTGAATAATGCGTCGTTAAATATGTCCGTGATAGATTATTGTAAAAAACCTAGTTTTATAGGGGTATTTACAATGGTGTCAGGAAATATTATTCAGGAACAAGTCGCACCTACAGCTTTTGGCGAGCAACAAGTCAATTGTGATAGGATTGCTTTGATGTCTAAGTTTTTTAGATTTTGGAGAGGATCGATAAATTACACCTATGTGTTTGTCTCTTCCCCATTGGTATCAGCACGAGCGATGATTCAATTGGTGTGGAATACCGGTTCCGCACCAGTAGGAGATATAATATCCAGAATAGTTACAATTCGCGGAACGACAACAGTTAATGTTACGGTCCCTTATTTACGAGGTATTCCTTGGAGTCCAGTACTTGGATCAACTCAAGGAGCACCATATGTGAGAGTAACAATGATGAATGTCGAAACAACGATGGGAGATCATGTACCGAAGGTTCATATGCATATTTGGAGGAATGCAGGACCAGATTTTATGTTTTCATCTATACGAGAACCGCAATCAACTTATGTGCCACCATCACCTCCACCAACTGGAAGAAGAGCTACTACTCAATCCCCTCTGGAATTAAAACTTCAGAGGAAGCGAGAAGTTGCGAGCGAGGAAATAGGAGAGTCTCAGTCTACCTTAAAATCGATGGTTTATACCGATTTTATAGGTGGAGGACAACCAACTCCGACATTTAAAACAGACGAAGATTTGTCGTTTGCTAATTTGTTGTCGAGATGGTCAATTCGAGGAGGAACTGTAATGACAGAGACACCACCAATTTTCCAATCTGGTCCGAACATGTACCAGAATTCCAATATTGACTTGATCAGTACTCTTTTCTTGTATTGGAAAGGTCAGACAAGACGGAAGAACTTTTATTCTTTTCCCAGTGATCACGTAGCAAAGCCAGGGTCTTATTTATTCGTAAAAATGGAACCCTTCGCTCCTATGGGAACAAACCTGAATCTTCGAGACTCTGAGAGACTTCTTGACGGTATGGCGGTTGCGTCACCGGATTTAACTCAGGTACTTGAGTACACCGTTCCGTACTTGTCTACGACGGAATGGCAATGGATTCAACAGTATTCCCCTCCTTCAAATTACTTTCCTTACCTCCCAGTAGTAGCTGATATTCAGTCCGGCAACTACGATGACGAAGCAGGATTGCGAAAGGTAGCTGTTGCAGCAGGAAATGATTTTTCTTTCCGATACGACATGCCTCCTCCGTTCGTTTTAAATTGGTATGTAATTTGACGCGCATACATCCCCCTGATGTGAATGCCAAAGATCGGGACCCCAGATCAAAAAGGGGTTTCTTTTCTAGGTTGATGTAACGCGAAAAGGTCAC